TCACTACAGTCCCAATAAACTTTACAGAGCAACCGGTAGCACATAACAGCGAAAGGGCTAGTTATGTGGGGAATAGACAACATGGGTGACGGTCATGGCAAGTACCTTTACCATTGGTAGTGCTGAATAGCACTACCATGGCTTCTAATCGGCAATATCTAAATAATAATAATCCCGAGTATATGAACGAACGAAGTGAGTGAATAACGAAGGGATTAGATGAACGCAGTTCATCTTAAAAGAATGGAATGTTTGTTTTCTTAGTTGTTTCTAAGTTTTCTTCAATAATTTCATTTAATGAAGCCGTTTCTGCTGGACTCATGTTTAAAACATCTGTATAACTAACGGAGCCACGCATATACCAAGCTATTCTTTGTGCGTTTTTCTTAATAGCTTTGCACTCCTTTTCCATTCCGTCTATCAGCTTCCCAATACCCTCGGAGTCAAGGTATAGAAGCCTTAGACGAAAAAATCACTGACATTGAGTGTAAACATCTGGTCATAATCATGTCCACAACCAACACATTTAACATTCAATGGTTTCATCTGAGTAGTTTCTCTTAAGCTCAAGCTTTTTTCTTTAATCTTTTCAACTATTCTTTTATCTGCATTCTGTAGGAAATCTAAAATATAAGCTTTTTCTGTTACAGTAAAATCATTACTTGATATGGAATCAACGGTGCTTGCAATTATGTCCAACGTGCTAAATGCAATGGTCTTGAACAAATCGCTTGATTTTTTATCTTTTTCAGGACCATCATCCATTGCAGTTAACATTGCTAGGGCTTTTTGTATTTCAAATTGGCGGACTGCATTTTCTGTTAATTCTTTATAATTCAATGGTCTGAATTTAATTTTTAAGTCGCCCATATTGATTGGGTTGGAATAATCACCAGCTACGAAATTATTCAATATAAAGGATAAGTTTATTCCATATTTGAAATCTTCATCACATTTTGGACAATGTGTTTCAATCTCCATATCATTTCCATTTGTTGCTATCCTAATTGCTACCAAAATCGCATCTAAGTCCGTGCTACTTATCTTCCATGGATCTTTGATCGCAGGCACACAACTTCTGATAATATCCGCTACTGCAGTACCGTTATAAAGACTATCCGGAGTTTTACTAGTAATTTCATCAATTGCAGTCATTGGGTAAATTGGGATTTCCTCGTTTTCAGGCATAGAAATAACCTCCGCTGAATAATCTAATCCCTTACTTGGCAACTTCAAATATATGCTAGGTCTACGGAAGTACTGCTTTAACGGGTTATTTTCTATTGACATACTATCTCCAAAAAGTGTGATTTTTTTAAACTAAATACTAACAAGATATTTAGATCCATAATTTACGGAGGAATAATTCCTTGGATGAAGCCGCGCTTAACGCAGAACTAGCCAAATTAACCGATGCAGCAGACAAATTAGCTTTTCAAAGTAGTGCCTCTGCGGGCATGTTTGAAAAGTTTGGTAAGTCAATGGGGATGACAGCAGAACAAATCTCAAAGACTACTTTTGGCGTAAAACAAATATATTCAGGGGCAATATCATTTAATAGATCCCTTTCTTCAAGTGAAATTAGTTTTTCAAAGTACAGTTCAACAGTAACACAAGTTTCAAGTGGATTAAGTTCAATCTTTGGCGCTATGATGCCATTGGGTAAAGTTTTAGGCGGCGTTACCGAAGTATTAGGAGATTTGGTTACATCTGTCTTTAAACAAAATGATCAATATTTAAATGCATATGACACACTAGCAAAGTTTGGATACGCAGGAGAAGGAACCGCTGATAGTCTATTTGACATTACTAAAAATACTGGATATTTAGGTGACCGTGTTGGTGATCTTGTGGGAGTTACCGCAGGTTTAGGGAATGATCTAACATTCTTAGGTGACACTGCAGGAAAAGGTATTAAAGCTTTTTTTGATATAGCAAGTATCTCAAAAGAGCAAAGAGCGGCGCAAATAAGATTAGGTTATTCTCAAAAAGAAATTACACAAAACCAAGCTGATTACATAAAGCAACAAACTAAATTAGGTGTTGTAAGAACTAATGATTTAAAAACATTAAAAGATAGAAGTTTAAATTACGGTAAACAATTAATGGAGTTAGCTGCACTTACAGGAGAAACTCCAGAAGCAATTAAGGCTAAGCAAGCAGAAGATTTAAAAGATTATGCATTTAATATTTTCTTGCGAGAAGAAGGCAAAAAAGCAGGAGCAAAAAGCCAAGAAGTAATTGACAGATTAATGAATGGCGTTACACAGGTAGGCTCCCTATTTGGCGCAGACAAGCAAAAAGCATTTAGGGAAATTGTAAGCTTAGGTCCAGCAGCACAAAGTGAAGAAGCAAGAGCCATGTTACGTGTAGCAGGCAGTGATATTTATAAATGGGTAAAACAGTTCAAAGACGGTGAAATTGATATTACTGAATTTAATAAACGTTACGGCGCAGCTTATAACAATTTTGAAAAAAATATGGGTGAAGCTGCTGCAATGAACAAAGACGTAGCAGAGCAATTTGGTGCAAATTCAGAAACGGCTAAAGGAGCAGCAAAAGATTTAACCGCAAAACGTGAAGAAATAGTAGACCGTCAAGCAGAAGCCGCAATGAAACCAAAAGAGGGTGGGTTAAAAGAAACACAGATAAAACTTATTGAATCTCAATTAGAAGTACAAACAGCATTTCAAACATTGGTAAAACTAGTTGCCGATTACGTTAATCCAGGGTTCACATATTTACTTCAAGGGTTAGATCAATTAACTCAAGGCTTTATGAAAAAGTTGTCTGATTTGGGTGTAGTAGATCCGGATTTCCCCTACATGTTTAAAGATGCAGGTGACTTAAACAAGATGCTTATGGAGAAACAAACTAGACTAGGCAATCTTTATAAAGATAGAGAGGAAACTTCTAAACTGGAAGCATTAGGAGTAGACTTAAGTGGACCGGTTGATGCAGTTAAAAAAGCATATGTTGATGCACAGATAAAACTACAATTAAATGAAATTGAAGGAATTAAAAAACAATTAAAAAGATTAACTGGTAAGGACACGCCTACAACCACTACATCACCCGTTTCTAGTTCTGGTTCCTCATCAGGTATGGGTGGAGGTGATTTTTCAAATACCAATAATTATAATTTTGGTATCTCCTCAGGACCAATGAGTGGTTACAATGAAAAACTTGGTGATAAACTTCAAGCGGTAGTGCCATTACCAGACGGTAAAAGTATTCCAGTGTCATTTAAAAATTTACCAAGTGAATTATTAAGTAAGAGACAAAATCCATTATTGCAATCTGAAAATATTTCAGGATTACTCAGTGGTTATGCCTCATCTATTGTTAGTAATTTAAATCAAGTTAACAACACAGTAAATGTAAGTCAGGGCGGTGAAGATAGTGGTTTAATAAATCTAGTTTCAAGTAAAATGGATTCACTTCTTGACAACATATCTAAAAACAATCAACTACAAAATGATATGCTTGTATATTTAAGGCGATAAAATATGGCACAAAATGCTTCAGATTCAGTAGTACAAATTACTGCTGCCCTTCAAAGATATAACACTGCAATCAATTCAGTTGGTAATTCCTCACGTGGTTTAGCAAGTGCAGTAAGCAGTTTTAAAGAAACTGTTGAATCAACAAGTTCGGCTTTAATGTCGAGCGAGGTTAGTTTCACCAAATGGACAAAAACGGTTGATGATTCATCAAAGATTTTAAAACTAGGTGCTTTGTTTGCCCTTACTGGATTGCCTAAAACTAGAGCAGTGGTATTTGGTCTTATTGAGGCGGGAAGGCTTTTAGTCAATGCAGTTCTAGAAAGTAATGATGCACAATTAAACACCTATGATGCAGTAGCAAAATTAGGTATAGGTATCGGAAGCAGTGTTGAAGGTTTTACTAAAATATCAAATGAAGCAGGATTTTGGACAAAAAACAATATTGGATTACTTAAATCTTATGAGAAATTAGGTACGGGGTTAACAAACTTAGGAGACACTACTAATATAGGAGCTCAAGAATTTGGAAAGATTGCAAAAACAGGAGATGGTGTAGTCAGTGAGTTTATGAGATTGGGTGTAAGTCAATCTGATCTAGTAAATTTACAAGCAGATTATGTATCAATGACACAAATGTTAGGTACAAAATATCAAAAAAATGATGAAAAATTAAGAGATGAAAGCAGAGCCTACGTTACATCATTGGTAGGCTTATCAAGACTTACAGGTGAAAATATTGCTGACCTGTCAGCTAGAATAGCAGAACAAGCAAGAGATGTACAATTTAGTATGCGTTTAAGAATGTTGCGTAAAACTGAACAAGGAAAACTTTTAGCAGACAAATATCAAGAAGCAGAAGTAATTGCTCAAAGCTTTTTAGGACCTGACGTTGCTAAAGGAGTACGTGACTTTTTAGCGACAGGAACAGCAACCACAAAAGAAGGAGAAGCATTACTTGCTAAGACAAATGGACAAATTGTTCAATGGAAAGCTGATTTAGATGCAGGACGTATTACTCAATATGAGTTTATGCAAAAAATAGCAAAATCTTCTTTAACCTACGAAGAAAAAAATAAAAAAGCATTAATGCAAAGTAAAGAGTTTAGAGAAAAAACAAATACAAGTGTTCAAGCACTGAATGGTGCCGAAAGATTGATTCGGATGCAAAGTATGGAATCAATAAAGGCTGAACTAGAATTATATAAAAAGGGTGAAAAGGCTGGGGAAAAAGTAGATGATGCACTGAAAGATGTACAAATAGCCAATTTTGAAGCAGCTCAACAAACCGGCATTGCTAAAGATAAATTAATTGGAGTAATTCAAGAACCGGTAAACGGTGCGTTAAGAAAATTAGGTGATTTAGTAAAACAAACAGCAATAGGAACCATAAGATTAGGAGCATGGTTGTTGGGTTTAGATAGTAGTAAAATTGATGAGGCACTAGTCGCTTTAGGAGATACATCACAAATCAAAGGTTATCTTGATGTTTTAAACAAATCAATAAAAGAAACTGATAATCAAATACAAGCACAAAAGGCTTTTGCAGATATACAAAAAGATAATGAAAAAAAATTACAGGATGCAATTAAACGAAAAAAAGAGTTAGAAGGTAAAATTTCTCAAGCAGGTACATCACAAGAAAAAACTAGATTGTCAGGTGAATTGGCATCAGTTGATGCAGAAGCTAAAACATATCAAGATAAAATTAAAGAATCAAAGCAACAAGAAAAAGAAAAATTTGGACAAACATCAGAAGAATTACAACAGAAACGTGAATATTTAATTAAAAGAAAAACAGTAGCAGAAGGACAAAAAACAGAAAGTGAAAAAGCAGAAACACGAAAAGCTGAAACTTATAAAACTTATCTAAGCGGTAAGGGAACTGAGTATGAACGCTGGACTAAGATAAATCCTAATTTTCAAGAAAAAGTTTTAGCCATGGCTCAAAAATATTTTGAGATGACAGGTAACAAACTTAACATCACAAGTTCATATCGTTCAGAAGAAGAACAGAAGGATATGTATGACGAATGGCGTAAAGCAGGTGGACGTTATCCTTGGGAAAAGAATCCAAATCCAAAAGTTTGGACAGAAAAATACGGTTGGCTATATATGCCATCAGCATCACCAGGGGGTCATGGTGCTGGAACAGCAGTTGACATTAATAGAGATCAGTTAGATTGGTTAGAAAAGAATGGATATTTGGATGACTTTGGATTACGCAGACATTATCCTATAGAAAATGATCCAGTGCATGTAATGCCAAAAGCTAAAGACGGAGGTGTGTTTGGTCCTGGTTGGTTAGAAATGCATGGTACAGAAGCTAAAGTCGGAATGAAGGGTAATACGATTCCTATTGAATTAAAACAATCGGGAGGTATGAATGACTTTTCTAATATGCGAGGATCAATTACTAAACCTAAAATTTATAGTCCAAATGCACCCGTAAAATCAAAATCTGATGAATTTGCAGGGGTGTTATTAGAAAAAATAGACGATTTGAATCGTAAAATATCCGAAAGCAATAGCATATACAGTGATATTAAACTGTACATAAGCAATTAATAATAAATAGTAATCATGGCATATAAAAAACGTTTTTCCACTGTAAACACTACAGGTCAATTAAGTCCTATATCAGGAAACAATAGCAACAGCGGTGCATGGAATGGCCCTGGGTTTAATAACGAACCTACAGGTGGCTGGAACAATGCAGAGTTTGGCTACAAGAATTACATGAGCCGTTTGCCTGAAGTCTACACAGGTCACCCAAATCGTATTGAACGTTACAACCAGTATGAAATGATGGATGTAGATGCTGAAATTAATGCTTGTTTAGACATTATTGCAGAGTTCAGTACACAAAGAAATGAACATAATAACACACCATTTAGCTTAGAATTTAAAGACGATCCAACCCCACATGAAGTAGAATTACTAAAGAAACAATTGCAGCAATGGTGTAAACTCAACGATTTTGACAATCGTATATTTAAGATTTTTAGAAATACTATTAAGTATGGGGATCAGTTTTTTGTACGTGATCCTGAGAATTTTAAATTATACTGGGTAGATGCAACTAAAGTAGGTAAAGTTATTGTCAATGAAAGTGAAGGTAAGTTGCCCGAACAATATGTAGTTAAAGATATAAACGTTAATTTACAGAATTTAACTGTTGCAGCAAAGACAACGACAGACTTTCAAGCACAACCACCAACAGCAGGATATAGTGCACCATACAGTTATACAGTACCAAATGAGCCATATGGCACTACAGGAAGTAGATTTAGTTTAGGACAAAACGAAGCAGCAGTAGATGCTAAACACGTAGTTCATCTAAGTTTAACTGAAGGATTAGATAGATATTGGCCTTTTGGTCAAAGTATATTAGAGAGTATTTTCAAAGTTTACAAGCAAAAAGAACTATTAGAAGATGCTATCTTAATCTATCGTGTTTCACGTGCTCCAGAACGCAGAGTATTCAAAATTGATGTAGGTAACATGCCAAGTCACATGGCTATGGCGTTTGTTGATAGAGTAAAAAATGAGATTCATCAGCGCAGAATACCAACATCTCAAGGTGGCTCAAGTGTATTAGATGCTACATATAATCCGTTGAGTATCAACGAAGATTACTTCTTCCCAACAACAGCAGACGGGCGTGGCTCGACAGTTGAAATGCTACAAGGCGGTCAAAACTTAGGTGAAATTGACGATTTAAAATACTTTAATAATAGATTAGCACGTGGTTTACGTGTTCCTAGCAGTTACTTACCAACAGGACCTGATGATGGTCAAGTGCCATTAAACGACGGACGTGTTGGTACAGCAATGATACAAGAATTCAGATTTAATCAGTATTGTGAGAGATTACAGAACTATATTGCACAGAAACTAGATGACGAAT